GACAATGTATGTCACATTCCTCTGGCGTGGTAAGTATATGTCTCTTCAGATGTTCTTCCCAGAACTAAAGGTTCCTTCTAAAAAAGAAGTGCAAGATGCACTTGTAAAGGTATATCCTGGTGCAAGATGTACTGGTTATGATGTAGTTCTAAGAGATCCTACTAAACCAATTTTACAATTACCAGAAGATACAAATCCACAACCAAAAAATCATGATGGAGTTGCTGGAGTTCCATCAGTAGAGAAAACTGCAGATAAGATACTTGCACAAAAGAAAGAAAAGCAAATGCAAGCAAAAGAAAAAAGATTATCTATAATCAAGAGAATGGTTCTTATGAAAAAGATACAAGCAGTGAGACAAGGAGGCGGTCCTGAAATAACCGCATAAAATTATGAGTTGGAAAGATTTAATTCACCCAAAAATGAGCAACCCTGTGAAGGTTGCTTATGGTAGTACAGTAGGAATTATTACTTGTACTAATAATAAAAGGATATACATCGATGGTGTATATGCACACGCTGGTTATGGAGCATCTACAAGTGCTCAAATTTATATTGTTCCAAATGGAAAAACTAGTGATGCTGAGGAAAATAAGATTATTGATGAAAGTATTGCTAATAGAGGAAGTTATACATTTCAAGTATATGCATCTCCTTTAGTATTAGAAAATACTGGAGATGCTTTATTTGTTGGTACTGGAGATTTTGAATCTACTGGTGCTGGTGCAACCTGTACATTTATTATTAGCGGCTATCGAGAATTTTAATTATGCCCCAAGAAATATATCTGGGTAATCCCAATCTCAAGAAAGCGAATACTGAGATTGATTTTACCCGTGAACAAATTAACGAATTTATCAAATGTAAATTGGATCCAGTTTACTTTGCTCGTCAATACATTAAGATTGTAAACGTTGATGAGGGATTGGTTGGATTTGATATGTGGCCATTCCAAGAGAAGTTAATTAGCAGATTCCACGAGAATAGATTTAATATCTGTATGATGCCTAGACAGACTGGTAAGTCTACTACGTCTGTATCATATCTACTTCATTATGCTATCTTCAATGATAATGTTAATATTGGTATTCTTGCAAACAAAGCAGCAACTGCCAGAGATTTGTTAGCAAGACTCCAGACTGCTTATGAGAACTTACCCAAATGGATGCAACAGGGTATTCTTGTATGGAACAAAGGTAGTTTAGAACTGGAGAACGGTTCCAAGATTATGGCAGCATCTACATCTGCTGCTGCAGTTCGGGGTATGACATTCAATATCATATTCCTAGACGAATTTGCGTTCGTTCCTAATCATATTGCTGACGACTTCTTTAGTTCAGTATATCCTACAATTTCATCTGGTAAATCAACTAAGATTATCATCGTCTCTACCCCCAAGGGTATGAACCACTTCTATCGCATGTGGCACGATGCTGAGAACGGAGATAATGAATATGTACCTACTGTTGTCCATTGGAGTGAAGTTCCTGGTAGAGATGAAGCTTGGAGAGCACAGACGATCGCTAATACTTCAGAGTCACAATTCAAAGTTGAGTTTGAATGTAATTTCTTAGGTTCTGTTGATACCTTAATATCACCAGCAAAATTAAAATCTTTGGTTTATGATAAACCTAAAATGTCTAATGAAGGTTTAGATTTATATGAGGAACCCAAAGATAAACATGATTATGTTTGTACAGTGGACGTTGCTCGTGGTGTGGGAGAGGATTACTCTACGTTTATAATTGTAGATATAACAGAATTCCCACATAGAGTCGTAGCAAAGTATAGGAATAATGAAATAAAACCCATGCTATTCCCTAATATTATACACGAAACTTGTAAAGGATACAATGATGCCTTTATATTAGTTGAGGTAAATGATATTGGAGATCAGGTAGCATCTATTCTTAATTATGATTTTGAGTATCCTAATCTTCTTATGTCTTCTATGAGAGGACGTGCAGGACAGGTTATAGGACAAGGTTTTTCTGGTTCTAAGGTACAATTAGGTGTCAAGATGTCCAAGACTGTCAAGAAGGTTGGAGCATTAAACCTCAAGACAATGATTGAGGCAGATAAAGTATTGTTTAATGATTATGAAATCATATCTGAGTTAACAACTTTTATTTCAAAGAGCAATTCATTCGAGGCTGATGATGGTTGTAATGATGACTTGGCAATGTGTCTTGTCATATATGCATGGTTAGTACAACAGGATTATTTTAAAGAGTTAACTGATCAAGATGTTCGTAAAAGATTGTATGAAGATAATAAGAATCAGATAGAACAGGATATGGCTCCATTTGGTTTTATGCTTGATGGGTTAGAAGATGACTACATTATTGATGATGAAGGGCAGAGATGGACTAAGACAGATAGGGATGATATAGAATCAACATATGGTGATATGAGTTATATGTGGGAGTATAAGTCCTAGTTCATGCATGGTTTCCCCTGTGAAAGAGTATTTTTCAATAAATAATTTGTAGGAAATTGGGAACCTTAGAGGGACACAAGCATGGCTATTCAGTTAGTATCACCTGGTGTATTAATCAGGGAAGTAGATCTAACAGTAGGAAGGGCGGATAATGTACTCGATAATATCGGTGCAATCGCAGGTCCTTTTGAAATCGGACCAGTAGACGATCCGATTACTGTTGAGACAGAGCAAGATTTAATCAATACATTCGGTAAACCAATAGGAACCGATGCCCAATATGAGTACTGGATGACTGCAGCGTCATTCCTTTCATATGGTGGTATCCTTAAGGTTGCTAGAACCGATGATGACGACCTTAAGAATGCTAATGCTGGTGTTGGTATTGCTAATACAACAACTCTGAAGATTAAGAGTTACGACGATTATCAGTCTAACTACACTTCTGCTACCGATTTCTACTACGCTGCTAAAAACCCTGGACAGTGGGCAAAAGATTTAAAAGTCTGCTTTATTGACGACTTCGCTGATCAAACACTTACTGTAAGTTCTACCAGTCTTGCTGGTTCTGGTGTAACCGTTGGTTATGGTATAACAGCTCCTCTAAGCACAGTTCTTCCTGGTGCAGGAACTACTTCCAGTTTCGTAGGTTACCTTAAGGGTATCGTTACTGGTGTCTCTACTGATGCTGTTGGTGGTAAGTCAACCATCGATGTTAAAGTTGTTTCTCGTGTAGAAACAGTTGGTGGTGGTTCAACTGAAACTAAGGTTGATTACTCTGAAGGTGGTATCTATGCATTTGATACTTCAAGTGCTTTATACACAAGACTTCCTGCTGGTACAGTAGATTCAACTAGTGGATTTACTCCTACTGCAGTTGCTGATTGGTACGATGCTCAAACTCTCCAATTAGATAACGCAACTGTTTATTGGAAGTCAATTGCTCAAAAACCAGTGAGCAACCAGTACGCTCTTGATAGAGGTGCTAGAAATGATGCTTTACATATTGTTGTTGTCGATGATACTGGTAATATTACTGGAATCAAAGGTAATGTTCTTGAGAAGCATTTAGGACTATCTAAAGCAGTTGATGCTGAGTCATCAGGAAATGCTGGAACTAAAATCTGGTACAAGAATTATCTCGCAGATTTCTCTGAGAGGACATTTGCAGGATATAATCCATCTGTAGCATTTGACGCAATGCGTCTTACTGGCCCAGTTAATACTGGATTTGGTGGTACTGAATACTCTGCTATCAGTAATGCTGATGCACAGTGGGGACAAAATGCTGGAGATGTGACATACTTTGCAGGTATTGGTGCTACAACTTACGCACTTAAGGGTGGTAACAACTACACATCTGCAAATGGATACAAGGCAACACTTGGTTCTTTGATTACTTCTTACAATAAGTTCCAAACCAAAGACGAGATTGCTGTTGATTACCTAATCGCTGGACCTGGTGCTGACACAAGAGCAGAATCACAGGCTAAGATTAATAAGTTAGCAGACATTGCCGAAACAAGAAAAGATTGCGTTGCCGTAGGTGGCCCACAGCGTGGAGACGTTGTTAACATTACCAACGGTGCAACACAAACATCAAACGTTATCGCCACATTAGATGGAGCAAATTCATCTTCATATCTAATCTTAGATAGTGGTTATAAGTATATGTTTGATAGGTTCAACAATGAATTCCGTTGGGTTCCAACAAACGGAGACATTGCTGGACTCATGGTTAGAACTAACAGAGAGTTCTATCCTTGGTTCTCTCCTGCTGGACAGCAGCGTGGTGTTCTTAACAACGCTACTAAGTTGGCATTTAATCCAACATCAGCACAAAGAGATTCTCTGTATACCAAGCGAATCAACCCTGTTGTATTCCGCCCTGGTATTGGCATAATGCTCTTCGGAGACAAGACTGCCCTTGGTTACGCCTCAGCGTTTGACAGAATTAACGTTAGAAGATTGTTCCTTACAGTCGAACAGGCATTAGAGGGTGCTGCTCAAGCACAACTCTTTGAGTTTAACGACGAAATTACTCGTGCAAACTTTGTTAACATCGTAGAACCATATCTACGTGACGTACAAAGTAAGAGAGGTTTATACGACTTCTTAGTAATTTGCGACGAAACAAACAACACACCAGATGTCATTGATAATAATGAATTCCGTGCTGACATCTTCCTCAAGCCCGCCAAATCTATCAACTTCGTTGCACTAACCTTTGTTGCTACTCGCACAGGTGTTAGTTTCGAGGAAGTCGCAGGTAGAGTTTAATTAAGTAAGGAGTAACTACAAATGGCATCCGCCCCAAACCCACCAAATGTTAGGACCATATCCAACTTTAAGTCAGCACTTAGAGGTGGTGGAGCACGTCCTAATCTATTTGAAGTAGCAATTCCAGATATGCCATCATATGTTGATGGTGGCATTTACGGAAACGTTGATAAGAGTACTCTACGTTTTATGTGCAAAGCTGCTAATATGCCAGCTTCTAACGTAGCACCTGTAGATGTTCCTTTTAGAGGACGTATTCTTAAAGTTGCTGGAGACAGAACTTTCGATCCTTGGACAATTACTGTTATTAACGACGAAGATTTCAGATTACGTACTGCTTTTGAAGCATGGGGTAATGGAATCTCTAAACTTGATAACAATACAGGAGCAACTAATCCTGGTACATACATGAAAGAAGGTTATGTTTATCAGTTAGGAAGAGGAGCTACTATTTCATCTGTTAAACCAACAGGTGGTGTAAGTGAAAAGGGCCCTACAGAGCAAGCAAATGTTCTAAGAGCTTATAAGTTTATCGATATATTCCCAACTAATATATCTGAAATAGCACTTTCATATGAAACTGGTGACTCAATTGAAGAGTTCACTGTTGAATTCCAAGTACAATACTTTGAAGTAATGGGTGCTAAGGAAGCAGCAGACATAAGGTAATATCTGTGCTATACTAAATACTATGAACGGTATAGTCCACCATAGTATAAATGGCTAAATTATTTGGATTCTCGATAGAGAATAATGAAGAAACTCCGAAGACAGTAGTATCACCAGTCCCCGATTCCAAAGCGGACCAAAGTGATTACTACATGACTTCGGGGTTTTTTGGCAACTATGTAGACTTGGAAGGTGTATTTAAGAATGAGTTTGAATTAATTCGTAGATATCGTGAGATGGCTTTACATCCAGAAGTGGATGGTGCAATTGAAGATGTTATACAAGAGTCTATAGTATCAGATACAAATCAAAGTCCAGTAGATATAGAACTTTCAAAGTTAAATGCTAGTGATGGCATTAAAGAAAAACTTAGAAAAGAATTTAAATTTATTAAAGAACTTTTAGATTTTGATAAAAAATCACATGAGATATATCGTAACTGGTATGTAGACGGTAGATTATATTATCATAAAGTTATTGATTTGAAGAAACCTGAAGAGGGTATTCAGGAATTGCGTTACATTGACGCAATGAAAATGCGTTTTGTTCGTCATGCGGTAAAAGAAAGTCCTAATGATCAGGGTAAAATACAGGCGATACAAAGTCAAAAAGAAATCAATAGTGTCCATCAAGCATTTCCTAAGATTGAAGAATACTTCATGTATACTTCAAAAAACACTGTAGGTGGTGCTTTAAACCCTTCTAGTAACCTTACAGACACCAAGGGTGTACGTTTCTCTAAAGATTCAATTGCATATTGTACCTCAGGACTAGTAGATAGAAACAAAGGTTCTGTTCTTTCATACCTTCATAAGGCAATTAAATCACTTAATCAACTTAGAATGATTGAGGATAGTCTTGTAATTTATCGCTTATCTCGTGCTCCTGAAAGAAGAATATTCTATATTGATGTAGGTAACCTTCCTAAGATGAAGGCAGAACAATACCTTCGTGATGTCATGATGAGGTATCGTAACAAGTTAGTTTACGATGCAAACACTGGAGAAATCCGTGATGACAAGAAGTTCATGTCTATGATGGAGGACTTCTGGTTACCTAGACGTGAAGGTGGAAGAGGAACTGAAATCTCTACATTACCTG